ACCGTTATCTGGGTAACTTTCGTTTGAAACAACGAAGATATCTTCAACGATTGCCGCATCCTCAGAGGGGATATCGCCAACTCGTACCAGCTGCACTAAATTTGCAAACTGAGTATTTACAGGATCAACAGTTGGTGTTGCACTGGTGATTTTTGCGCCCCTTAAAAAGGGACGATCGACCATCATTGGTTGCTTGTTAGTCGAGGTCGATGCCACTGTTTAACTCCTACTAGGTACCAGTTTAAGTCAAGAATACTGCAGATAACTGCTTACGCAGTGGTCTACTTACTGTCGGATCAGATTAAAAAGCCTTCCAACCGCTTCGTTAGATCCAGCCATACGTGCGCCAGGAACAGTTTCTTGTAAGAAAGTTTCTGTGCGTTGTAGTTGCGGACGAACGATTGGGCGAGAAGCATCAATAATTTCATTATTTTGCTGAGCTCGAGCAGCGCCTTCAAGCGTTCCGCCCATCATCTCAGCTTGCACGTTGTCAGCAGCAGCGTTTGCTTGACCCAAAGCATTAGCGACATTGTCGTCACCGAGTGAACTACCAACAGTCTCAGTAGTAATTTGCTCGGAAGTTTGCTCACTCAGCATGGGGTTAGGACGCTCTCCTTGTCCACGCATCATTAGTTCGTAAGCAAGGGTGGGATTGCTTTGCACAAACTCCATGATGTTCTCAGGAGTCATCTGAGGTGACTCCTCAGCTACGGCTTCTTTCATGTTTTCTTTAAACTCTCCACCCTGCATGGACTCGACAAAACGACGGCGGTCAGCGTAGTAATCACCGATATTTTTGTAGGTAGAAGGATCTCTAGGTGCTGCAGCTTTGACCCTTTCAGTAGCTTCAGCGCCAGAACTTTGCACTGCTTGTAAAACGTCGCTGATTAAACCATCGATGGCAGCAGCCTCTTCACCCATTGGCTGACGGGCAACAAATTCTTCAATTTCTTGAGCTTGGCTAGAGGGCTCAACAATTTGACGAGGTGCAGCAGATTCAATCTGAGCTGCAATTCGATCTTGAAGAGAAGTCCCTACTGGAGCTTGCTCTTGACCATCACCCATCATCATGCCACCGGCACCGCCAGCAATTCCTAAAGCACCAGCAAGGATCGCATTCCGAATGTCTGCTTTGCTGAGATCAGTAGTGGTGATTCCACGTGGGCGCATTTGCTCATCAAAAATATTCATTTGACCTTCTGCAACTTGTGAAGGCTGACTACGGCGTCCGGCTTCCATAATGTCCATCACATCACGATCGGCATCTGCTTGGAAAGAGCCGCGAACTAAATCGCGATCAGCAGGTGATGAACTTTTACCGCTGTAATACTGACCTCCCATACCCTTTCCAGTGTTTGGGTTGACGGCACCAGTCGGATTTCGAAGATCCAGATTCATCTGGCGCAGTGCTTCAAACCTTTCCAGTTCGGGAGGAAGATTTTGAGCAGGACCTTGAGGAATTCTTCCAGCTTCTGCAGTCGGTGGCCTTGTAGAAAAACTTGGACCTCGAGTGAGTCCTTCCAAAGAAGGATTACCGGAGGGGATCCCAGGCTCGGGACGGCGTGTCATTCCACCTCCAAATTCTGGTTTCACAGAACGGCGAGGTAAAACTGGAAGTTCTCGCATTCCAGCTCCGTAAGAACCAGTTTGCTGCATAACGTCTTGAACAGCACTCCTTGGAGGAGCTACTTGCTCCAAGATCTGACGAGCACCTTTATTTCCTAAAAACTGCTGCAGACCTTCCAAAAAAACTTGAGCATTAGACGCACCTGTAGTTACGGCATTTGCTAATCCTTTAGCTCTAGAAGATGACACGTCAGAACTTTATATTTGATACTTACACATTAGCGCCAATTTGCTTGGAAATATAACCGGTCAGATCGTGATACGTCAGGAGGTCCAGGAATTGCTTGGATAAACTCACCACCTGATCTTTCAAAACGGTAGCGAGAAGCTACGGGGTCTCTGTAGTTAGGAACGTAAAGCATTTGAGCGAGTCGATCACACTCATACATATAGTTCTCACGCCAAATTCTTGCGGTCTCGCGTTTGTCTTGAATATTGATTGAACGACTGACGTCTCCAAGAATAGTTTCTTGTCTACTAGTCGCTCTACCGTCCGCTAGTTCAGTAAATCGTTCAGCTTCTTCACAACGCTCAATTTGCTGAACAATTTTATCGTTATAAAATTCACTAGGAATACTGTTGCACGCTTCAATAAGCCTTGCATAATCTCCTGCTGGAACAGTAGCTATGTTGTATGCAAGATGGTACGCAGTACGACTGAAATTATAATCGTCTAATTTATAGCCAAATACCTGAGCAGGGTTGCGGGTGATTTGGTTTATTGCCGCATAAACAATCTCACGCTTAGTGGCGTCAGTTGTGTTGGCGTTAAAGGTTACTCCTTGTTGAGCTAGATAACTCTGAATCTGCTCTAATTCGTTTTGAGTTAACTGAGCCACGATTTACCTGACATATGCTTTTATTCTACGTAAACTTCTCCGGTCGAAAAAACTTCGTCCCAGTCGATTCTTTTTACTGTTTTAAGTTGTTCAAGCTTTGTAAATCGCTCACCGGGCAAACCTTGCTTTAATTCAATAATTTCTTTAGCTGTTTTGATACCTACTCCCGGAAGAACCTGTGTCAGCCCTTCTGCAGTCAACGTATTTAGGTTGACACGGTTATCCGTAGGCACCTGAGGTTTTACGACGATTGGGTCCTTAGTTTTAGAAATGCTGCGTCGTCCACGGCGATTTCTGGAGCCAGTGTCGGTTGTTTCAGACTTTGTATCGATTGACTCTTCGATCTGGTCCTTATGAGCAAAAAATACTTTTCCGCTTGTATCCGAACGGACCATGTAGTATTCGCCGTCATCATGAATTGATAAAACGGTAACCTTGATCCCGCTTGGAGCAAAAAATTTGGTAGACATGGCAGTCACTATACGAGCAGTAGCTTAAACCAGTATCGATTAAAATAGTGCCATCGGGCAAAAACTATGTCACCACTTAAAAGATTAGCAGGCGAGTTTGTTAAGAAAATAGCGTCTAACTACGACACTCCACTTAAAAAACTTGCTGGTGCAGCAGACGCACAGGCTATTGGTTTTGAACTTAACTCACCTGAACCTGATCCAGTGCAAAGGTTCAAAAACGCAGCGATTGTGGGAGGTGGTGGTATTGCAGCATCACTTGTTACAGGTGGAGCTGATTTAATTCCGTTTGCAGTCGAGCTATATAACGAAACGGCTAAACAAAACGATTGGCCCCGAGGACCTAGAGAAGTTCAAGATGCTTTAGATTCTGCTCCGTTGTTTAATGTCGAAAACTATCTTCGTTTAGCGGCTTACGGTGGAAACCACCCTGAAACTAAGCAGATATTTACCGACGCTATGGAAGCTCAGGGAAGAGTTCAAGCAAGAATCCCTAGAGCTGGTGGCTTAATGATTCCTATGAGTTCTTCTGGTTTCTAAAAGTCTGAACCCGAGCTTCCTGAATCCCACTTAATATCGTATTCCTTCTCCATTACCGTGGAGAGCTGCTTTAGCTTGCCTAGTCTTTTCTCCCAGGTATCTCCAGTTTCCGAACCCTTTTCAGGGTTAATGCACTCCGGTGAATTGACCGTGTTGCAAACTAAACCTGCCAAATCATCGTTCTTTCCTTTTTTGCCTGTTGCCCAGTAAAGCTGATCGTTTATCCACTTAGCACCGCATTTCTCACACTGCCTGCACTTAATCATTTGATCTGTGAGATCAGACATAGTGCTATTCGTTTGTTACTCATATTTTAGTTACGTAAATAATTTAGAAATAAATATATGTGGTTAAAGACAAAAAAAAGACCCTTCCCGAAGGAAAGGTCTTTGGTCCTCGCTTGCTGAGTATATCAGGAAGGAGAAGTGGAGGTGTACACCTGAGATTCGGTGAGGCCATCGGGTTGCAGAGCAACGTCCTGGCGCTCGGGTGGCTCATCAGGAATAATCCAGCAGACTTCGCAGATAGCGAGAGCCTTGTCATCACCAGCCAACTTGTTGACACCGGCACGGGGGTCATAGACACCTGAGCCTTGGTAAAGACCAGAAGCACTCTGATCATTAGTGGTGAACAATTTCCAAGTAGTCTCAGAACCCAAAGCAGCCCAGCTGCTGGAGTCGAAGATGTTCGTGGAAGCAACACTACCGTTAGCGATAGCGCTGTTAGCACCAGTAATGGTTGCACCGAACTGACCGGAGACGACAGTGCCGTCATCCTTAAGACCTTCGCCCACAGCGGGAACGAGGGTTAGTTCAGGAGTAGAATCAGATCCAGCAACGCCGCTGCTAACGATGTCGCCACCGCTAAGGCGCAGAGAAGCGCGATAAACGTAGGCTGTTGCAGGGACTTTAATGCCATCGGTAATGTCAGCCCGGACATCTTTGTGGAAGTCGGGTGAAGGAACGATAACGTTGGCGTTCAGGAAAGGCTGCTGAGAAGCGTTCTGACCTGAGCCATAAGGTTGCGCATAGTAGGCAAGCTGGTTGTTAGTGCCAAGAGCTTGGTAGCTCATGTCGACATAACCAACTGCCTGCTGTGCAATCCAGCCAGGCTGGAACACAACACCGACAGGACCACCAACGGGCTGACCCGTCATGGTCGTGTCAACACCATTTGCATTCTGAGATGCAATGGATTTTACTTCGTGCCAGTAACGAAGAACATTCGTGTAGTTACCAGGATAAATCTTGGCAACGTGTAACTGATTAGCGTTAATCACTGTTTAATTTCCTCCTCAGGCGTCAAAGGAGTAAGCAATTGTGGCGAAATCAGCGTTCAGAAGTTCGAAACCTGCATAGAGGCTCCAAATCATCATGATGAAACGGCTGAAGTCGTCATTGTTGTTGAGAAGCACCTGAGCGTTGTTACCGCCGATGCCCACGCCAACAGACTGAGGACCGAAGAACATGCCGATGGCAGCCTTGGTATCTGCAGTCGCACCTGCGATCGTTGCACTCTGGGTCTGGGAAGGCATGTTGGTGGATTCGAAGAATCGCACGCCTTCAAAGACGAAGCCAGTTGGCATGATCGGTTCGCCAGCCACAAACGTAGCTTGGCCGAAGCCCTGACCCATGTAGATGCTGGCGTTCGGCTGCATAGCCGACATCAGCGGGTTGATCTGTCCGTTACCTGGGTAACGAGCGACCTCACGGAAGTCAGAGTTCTGACGCAGGTGCATCAGGAATGTAGGATCGCAAACGCAGCGATAGAAACCGTCCTGGTAGGTCGGCGTGTTGCGCTTACGGAGGGACTTGACCACACGGAGGAGGTCGTCCTTGACGTCGAACTTAGCTTGTTCGGCGTTGGTGTAGGTAAGGGCACCAGTTGCTAGATCACCTGGGAAGTAATAACCACCCTGGGAATCAGAACTTTGTCCCTTAGAAACAGCTTTAAGGAGTTCATTAATGAACACCCGATCGCGCCACCGACGATAGTCATCGAGCAGGGTCAGACTGCCGATTGACTGATGGAAGGTGGTCAGGTTGCCTGTATCAAGCAGCAGTCGCTGCGCAGTGATAAGGGTTTCCCGAGCAATCTTGAAAGTAGAAGGCTGAGTTGGATCGTTAGGGTCCGCAGGTCCGGTGTACTCCTTAAGAGTCACCAGGACTTTGTCCTTGACGATGTTACGGCTGTTAGCAGTACCAATGGTCTGCTCTGCAGTACGTTCCCGAGATTCCTTGGAGCCTGGGTTACCGAAGAAACGATAACGATCGAGCTGAACAGTCTGACCAGGCTGCTTAGAAAAATCATGAACGACCACCGGTTCGGCAGCCATTTCAACGATATAAGCAGGATGGGGACGATACAGTTCCGCACCAAGAATCTTGGGGAAATCATTATCGATAAACATCGATAAGTGTCCACAAGAAACTACAAAATAATCTTAGCCTTTTATCAACTATGTCTACATAGCTGACGTCTCGTTTTTAGCGTTAAATACCTTTTTGGTTAGAACTATTAACTGTAGAACTAAAGGTGCGGATCATGCCTCTAACACCTTCTCCTAGTACTCCATAGATTCCACCGTAATTTGGAACATACCGAGAAGATCTACCTCTATAACTACCTCTTACGATTGGATTCGTATTGTCAGCTGTTTCGCCTGGAGGAACTCTTGACGTCGTCGATTCTGTCCACACCTTGCAGTACACAGGAGTGTTATAAACCCAATCAGCCCTAGATCCGGTTACGCCTTGTGTCGGGTTAGTTAAAAGAGGGAATTGCGAGAGAGGGTAAGCGACAGGTCCACCTGTACTACCTTGCGCTGCTGTATTTCCTTCAGGTGTCTCAAACGGACCATAAAATTGATTATCTGGAAGGTTTCTTCCGTAGGAAATGTAAGGTCCAATGTCTTTTAGACCAGGTTCAGGCCCAAAAGCAGTTTGTACAGTGCTGTTAGCAGTATTAATTAAACCTTGACGTCTAAATCCGTTGTAAACAGTTAAAAGTCCCGATGAATGAGGATAAGTGTTTTGATAATCGGTCCAGTAGCCTGACACAGCCGTGGGCACAGCTCTCCAGTCAGTAGTGAAGTAACCAGAACTATTTGGTGGCCCAGGAGTGACTATTCCAAAGTTTGCTCCTTGATCGTGCAAAGCGACAAAGGTTTGTTGTTGCCCACTTGCGTAAACGTACCCACTTGACGTAAGTAAGTAAGTATCTGTGAGATTTAAGTTAGATCCAGTTCGCTGAGGTCCTGACTGGATGTTGTGATATAACGATTTGTCGTATTTCCAGTTTGTAAGAGCAGCAAAAGTCATTTACCGAGCTTTTTTTATACTCTAAGTCTGATTAAGATTCATATAGCACTAATACTTAATAGTCAGATGCTAGAGAAAGTTGCATCTATGATGGCAGTTGATGCTGGTCTAGCAGGTAGCTCTATTGCAGGCACCGTGACTGAAGCTTTAGTCAACCCACGAAGTAAACGCGAGTTCATAACACATTTTTTAAGAGCATTATCTGTCGGCTGGTTACTTGCGACTTTTGTCAGCCCTGCGATAGCTGAGCGAATGAAATTAAGTAAAACAGAAGCCGTTGCAGTGGCTTTTGTAGGTGGTTACGCCGGTATAAAAATACTAAATACCCTTGAAGTTACGGTGCTCCACAAAATTAAAGAAAAAACAAGTAAAGATCTTCAGCTAACCGACAAAGATTCTTGATGGATTACTTGCATCGTGTTTTTTAACTTGCTTACGTCTTGCAGGCCGTTGACATCAAACCACGGTGCTGTTGCCCAGTCAAAACCTTTGCCAAAAGTGTTATCTGGTGCGACTACGTACCAATGACAGCTGACATCGGGTACATCAACAGCGCATCTTGACCAGTCGGCTTCCCATTGAGGCACTTGAACCCACAAGACAGCGGCAAGAACTAGCGAAAAAAGACTACGCAACATAAATCTGACAAAAATAGTGACTAAAGAGAATCAGAGTTGAACATTTTCGTCAAATACCTCTTGTTCAGCCGCAGTTTGTTTGGCTGGGCCTGGGGATGCTCCTACACGAGGTTTTTTCTCCTTCCCTTTGCTTTTATCTCGACCACTAGCTTGTAAAGACTTCATAATTAGCTTCTTTTTTATCAAGATAGCAGAAAAAAGACCCCCCTTTCGAGGAGTCTTTCCCTGGGCAGAGCCCCCTAAACCCTTCCACTTAATAAAGTTACAGGGTTTAAGGTTTAAGTCAAGAAGCTTCCATAAAGAGGAGCTTAGAACGCAGAGCTTCAGGGCTCATATGTGCGAGATGACGCCATGCGTTCTCAGGTGAACGATTCATAGCGTCGCCGAAGGCATCCCACTGCTGCTGTGGTTGAGCA